ACCTCTTCTGAAACCAGAAAAACCTAAATTAAGTGCCATATCTTCGCTGTTTGAGAAAACACCGTAAGATGTACCACCTGTACCATAAGAATTTTGAGCCGCTAGCATATCGTCAATGTTTAATGCAACATCTCTGTTTACAAATAACATATTTTCTTCGATAGCACCTTGCGTATCTAATTTCTTAAGAATTTCGTCGAAGTCATCTAAATCTTCAGCTGCTGAGTTTCCATCAACACCTGCAGTTACGTGACCTCTATCTTCAATTGCTGCGAAAAGACCTTCAGTACCACCAATTCCAGTTACACCAGCTGCACCAGAACCTGTTACTGCTAGCTCACCTTCTACCATTGACATTTCTAAGTAATCTTCGAATCTAGTTCTTGTATCACCTTCTGCCTTTAGGTACCATAGGTAACCTGATTGACCGTTTTCACCTGTTACTTCTACCCAACCAATTTGAGAAGCGTCAGAACCTGAAACTTCATATTTATCTTTTAAGATAATTGGTTTGTTAGTAAATGACTTGAAAGATGGAGTTACTGCACCTGACATACCTGCTGTAGCTTTTGCAAATTCAGAACCGATAACAAATAATGTTACTGTTTCACCGTCTGTAAAAGTATTACCAGAAGTGTTAAATGCTGCTGCACCGTATCTTTTAAGTGTTAAAGTTGTAGCACCTAAGTTAACAGCTGATACATATGCATTATCAATTTTACCTGATGTGCTACCTTTAATTTTTACTGTTTGTCCTACTCTTATTGCGTGAGTACCTGATGCTGCAATTGTTACAACACCTGTTGCAATTACAATAGTACCTGTATACTTTAAGTGTAGTCTACCTTGCTCTGACCATACTACTTGATCTGAAGACATAGGCATTTCAGCACCTACCATTCTTAAGAAGCTAGCGATAGATCTGTCTCCATATCTTTCAACTTCTGCTTCGTATAACTCTGGTAAGTATTGCTGAGACCAGTCGTTTGAACCACCTGTAAATGATAGGTAGTTAGTCGACAAAGTTTGCTTTACTGGATTTGGAACCGCGTTTAAATTGGCTCCGCCAGTAGGAGTTATTACTGCCATTTTTAATTAGTTTTAAAGTTATTTTCTGATTTTTATTTTTAACTTTGAACTATCATCACCTGTAATTGCCCTCACTCTTACGCCTCCGGTTTCTACTGTGCCAGTTTTACGAGGATCCATATTTATATTTTTAGATTCTGCATTTAACTGTTTTATTGCATCAGCTTTACCTTGTTCGTAAAAATGATTTGCAATTGCATCCGCATTGTCTGCAACAAATAAAGCTTTATGATAACCAGCAGCATCTTGTAACATATTATCTTTACTAATGTATTTATCTAATACGTTTAAAATGTTTGACTGTCTATCTTGAACTTGTTGCTTATCTTTAACGTTAAATCTATATTTTTTGTCTCCAACTTTAAATTCAAAACCTTTGAAATCTTCGTTAAAAACTTTAGTAGATTCATTATTAAAATGAGCTGTTTGTTTTTCTTGCAGCTTTTGCTGTTCTGATTGTTCAGCGTTGTAAGTATTGAAAAACTCAATAGCTTTTTGTTGATCTGAAGTTAACTTAGAACCCAACTTGACTTCTTCGTAATATTTACCTTTTAATCCTTCCAAATAGCTTTTAGCTTTTGCAATTTCTTCCTTGTAAGCAAGTTGCTTACGTTTAATATCTTTTGGTTCATCAACTTCTTCATCTATACTAAAGTTATCTTCAATTAAAAAATCAATTTCATCTTTTGATAAATGCGATTTAGTTTGATTATAATATTGATATAATAAAGTTGAATCATCTATGTTAGAATAATCTTGATTAATTTTTACATAATCTTCTAACGTTCCACCAGTTTCATTCATAAAATCTACAACTTTTTGAATGTTTTCTGGTAATTCTATTTCAGGTTTAGTTTCCGCTTCTGCAACAACTTGTTCTTTTGTTACTTCTTCTTTTACTTCTTCCTGTACTTTTTCTTCAGGTTGTTCCTTAGTTTCTTCTTCGATTACTTCTTCTAAAGTCAGCTGGCTTTCTTCTTGCTGTACTTCTTGCAATCCCACTTCGGCTTCTTCCCCTGTTTTTTCATTCGTGCCGCTTCCGCGTAACACGCTTTCATCTGTGCTTTGTTCTTGAATGGCATCTGTTTTTTCTTTTGGCGGTTTACTTAAATCTACCTTGTAAATACCATCTTCAATAGATGTACTCTTTCCAGCATCCTCAAGTACTTTTTCTTCCCTTTCGGCTGCTGTTGGTGTTTCGTCTACTGCGACGTCTTTGTTTTCTTCCATGATAAAATATTATATAAATGTTTGTTTTGCAGTCTTTTATCTAGGCTCAAACTGCTCTAAGCCAAATCCACCTAAAGTATCAAATCCTGCTGATTCAAAACTTTTTGGAGGTGTATTATTTTTTCTTTGCTCTATAAGCTCAGATTGTTGAGAAGCCTGTATCTTTGTTCTTTCATCTTTTCTATCTTCTTTATACTTCTCTTTATCTTTAATTACATTTAAATCAGCGTCTTTAAGCTGCATGTTAAACTCAAATTCTTTTTGCATTAACATTATTTTAATCTCAGCTTCTCTTTCTAATTTTTGTGATTCTAATTGTGCTTCAACCTGCGCTAATTGGGCTTTACTTTCTGTTATAGCTTGTTGCTTTTGAACATCTGCTTGCGCTGCTGCTTGTGCTGCTTGCGCATTTGATTGAGCTTGCATTTGAATATTCTCTTGTTGTATCAATCTATCTTGCTCAAATTTTTGTCTTCTTCTAAGCTTTAATAACTGATTAGCAAGCTTAAGGTTTTTAATCTCTCTAATATCAATTGCATCTTCTAAATTAATTTGTTCTTTTTGAAGAGATATTTGAATATTATTTTCAAGCAATTGTTTTTCTTCTTCATCTGGCGCTAATTCTAGGAATATACCAAAATCATGCAATTGTAGTTTAGATATTTCTTCTAGCGTACCTACATTTGATTTACCAATACTTTGAATAAATGATTCTCTTGTTGGCCCAAATTCTAATACATCTGATATTCTAAGTGAAATAGCTTCTGCTGTTTTAAGCGTAAGATATAATCCACCTTGTAATATATGTCTTGTTGCTGTATTTGAATTTGCTGCTGCAATTTTTTGTAAACCTACTAATGCATTTTTATCAGGTGTTGAACCATCTCTTGCTTCATTTAATCCTGTTACATCACGCATCATTTGCAAGTAATAGTTATATGAACTAATTAAACTTGAAATTTTTGCATTAGCTCCAGATGATTGTAATTCTTGTACTGGTACTCTACCATTATTAAATTCACCATCTTGTGTCATTGATCTACCAATAACAGAACCAGTTTGGAAATACATATTTAATGCTTCTTGCGCATTGTAATTTGTACCATTACCTAAATCTATTTCAGCAATACCATCTGCATCTAAATATACACCATCTGGTACCATTCTTGATAATACCTGTTGTAGTTTTAAATGTGTTAATTGAATCATATCAGCAAATGTTGTCATTCTACTAACAAGTGATTCAACTTTACCTTTATACATTCTTGGTGCTACTATATTATAACTAAATTGTGCTTTAACTGTATTTGACTTTGGTCTTGTCATATTTTCAGCTAATTGCCATTTTAGTAATTTATTAGTACCAATTATTTTTGCACCTTCATAAATAACTTCAATTGTTCTTGATACTTTTTCAAATCTAGCTCTTTGATCTTTTGGTGGATCAAATGTATCATCTTTAGCAATTGCTTTGCTAGCGCCTGTTGAAGTTTCTTTTATTTTATGTACTTGGTCTCTATAAGTTTTGTATTCAAAATATAATACATATACATAGGCATCATCTTCTGAATCTGCTCCAGCATATGATTTATTATAAAGTTTTACATTACTTCCCTGTCCTTCTGCATTTATTCTAATATCTTCATCTGTTAATTCAGGATATTGTTTCTTTAAATCAACAACTGATACTCTTCTTATTTCTCCAACGTAATATATATCATCAAAATAAGGTGATTCTGTATATGAATAAACTAAATCAGATGGATCAACATATTTAATATTAATGCCCTCTGAAGTTGTATACTCATTTTTAACCGCACCTATACCAAGTACAGTTATATCATAATCTAATCTTTTCTTTATTAATTCGTATTTATTATGGTCAAATACATTATTAATAGCTTCTTCTTCTGCAATTTCTATAGAATCTTTATAGTTTAATTGCATGTGCAATTGTAACTCTTCTTCATTTTCAGGTAATGTATCAGGGTCGTTTTCATATATATTAATACCAAATTCATTATATACAGAATCTGAAAATTGTCTTGTACGCATATCCTTTAATAAAGACTCTACATAATCCGTTCTTTTTTGTATTGATGCAGGATCTTGTGAATATGCTTTTATATCATATGTTCTTTCCGCAATACCGTTTACAACTATATCTACAAACTTTGGTATAATAGGTACAGGTTTCCAATCTAAGTTTAAATACGATAAATCACCATTTACCGATAATTCATCTTTATATTTTTGTATTGACTGTTCACCTCTAGCATATAATCTTAAACGGTGAAAGTTGTCTCTATTAGCATAATACCTAGCTGTACCAGAATCTCTTTTAAACCATTCTGATTCAACCGCCTTTGCAACCTCTAAACCGTATTTTTCACTTGCTTTTTCAGCATTTGAAACTGCTTGGCTTGGGAATATGCCTTTTGGTAATAAATCCATCTATTTTATTATTTTTGAAATGCTTCCTTTGTTATCGTATTTTGTAAAACCAAAATCTAAAACTTTTGTTTGCCTTAATTGTTTTGGTTGATATAAATGTCTGTTACATGCCATTATAGCAAGGCCAGAACTTATTGCGGCATCGTGTTTTGTTCTATTATTTATGTTAAATTTAGACCAATCGTTTAACGTTGCATTGAAATATATATTTCCATAGTTACCATCTTCTTGTAATCCTACGTATTTATCTATATATGATTCAATAGCTGCAGCGTGAATTTGTTTTATATCTTCAGATGTATTAGGTATACCACCTATTTCTCTTTCAGCTGTTGATAATTTATTTGTTGTCTTATCAGGACGATTCATAGAATAACCTCTATAACCTCTTCTTTTTAAATAATATAAAAGTCTAGGTTTGTTATTTTCTGCAAGAAGTGGCATTCCATAAAATACTAATGCCATAAGTACATCTTCAAAAAATATTTCAGCTGTTTGAGGTCTTGCAATATATTCTAAAAAGAATGAATTGGGTGGTGCATCTTCCATACTAAATGTCGTTAATCCATGCAAAGCGCCTTTAGAACCTCTACCATCTGTTGTACCTGATATATCGTAGGAGTCACACCCAAATGCTCCTATATGTTCATTCCCTGGATATTTACCCCCATTCTTAAGTATTACACGGTTTTGTAAATTTAAACTAGGAACCCAAGATATATTAAACCTACCATTGTTTAAATCAGGAACAAATAAAACCCTTGAATCTTTAACTCCGTTCTCCCATTGAAAGTTTCCTTTAATAGGTCTTGCAGTCTCTTCGTTGTAATCTATTTGCTCGTATATCTTAGTTAGGTTAAATATACTATTTTTTGTTTCATCTCTAAACGCATGTTCTTCAGTTCTTGGGAACTGTCTGTAAAATTCGTTTAAAGAGTCTTGATCACTTCTTAAGCCTTCAGCCTCGTTTTGCCAGTGTTCTATAACACCTAAATCTATTTCACTCCCATCAGGACCTATCACCGGTTTATCAGGAGTATTAAATACTGGGACACCATACTCGTCCATGAATCCTTCGTAGTTCCACTCCATTGGGATAAACAAAGAATAAAGACCTGAGCTAGTTTGTCCGTTCTTATTTCTTTTAGTTACGTCAGAATCGTTGTATAACTTTTTAAAGTTTGATCCACCTTTGTCTAACGCATTTGATGTTGAACCCATCATACACTTACCTATAACCCTACTACCTAACCTGAGCGTAGTCTTTGTTACTCTCCAGTTGTTTAGTATATTCTCAGGCTTCTCCCACTTACCTGCCTCATCGTGTATTAGTAACGCAAGCTTCTCACCATCATAGGAGTTATCTCCTGTATTTTTCCAGTCTATAGTAGTATCAAGCCCTTGCATCTCTTCTAGACCTTCAGATGATGACATCCTCTTTCTAGTTAGCTTGCTTGCTGGAACTCGGTATGCTAGCTCTGTCTTAGGTCTATCCATACCATCTTGTATAGGCTTGAAAAAGAAAGGATAGTTTATAGAAATAGGTACAACCTTATCTGTAAACATTTTCTTTGCGTCAGCACCAGATTT